CAATATTCCCATCATTGTCGATTGTTCCGTATTCGCTGACATTTACATTTGTACCGTCAACGAGAATTGTAAGTTCGGTTGCATAGAACTTGTTGTCCCCTGCTGTGGTCTTTGATATTGAAACAATGTACTTGACCATTCGCCAAACTGTAGCGTCAAAGTTATCAACAACAGTTACGTTCTCAATACCAGTGATTGTGTTTTCATTGTTACCTGCAGAACCCAAGTCTGTTGCTTGAGCAGAAGCGGTATCGATTAAATCTTCATAGTTTTCTTGAGTTGGTCTATCTCCAGTTTGGAATAGACTCTTAACTGCTGGGATTGATACTTTAGCCATGTCGCAATTATAACCCCTATTTTTAAATAATATTATTACAAAAGATAGTTGCTGTAACCAATAATCTGCAAGGGGATAGGAGGTGGATTAGTCTTAGAATATCCAAAGACGCTTACGTTAATAAACTGAACCCTGAATGGCAAAACCTCTTGAACTCGTGCTTTTGGTTGAATATGATCTATTCTAATTCGTCTTAAATCAAGGTCTGTTATCTGTGCATGCGCTAATTGATGTGTTGGCATTACTGTGTTACATCTTCAATAATAACCATTGACCCTTTGGCTACCGTCCAAACTCTGGCTTCTGATAGAAGTTCTGTGAGTTGTATGTCGAAGATATCTCCTGTCTCAAGAAGTTCTGATTGTGCTGATGTAAGGTTTACAGTAAAACTTCCTTCTGTGTCCTGAAACTCAATTGGCTCAGGGGATAGAGAAACAATAACTTCATCAGTTGAAGGACGATAAATATCCATTGCAACTTCCCAGTCATCAAGAAAAAGTGGCTCTCTTGCATCGTTTGTTACATAAACACGAAATGCTGCTGAATCTCCACGAACAACTGTCCAACGAATTTCTGGTGGTGCTGCACCAAGTGCATAGGAGTCTGTGGGTTGATTTCTAAAGGTTGCCATAATGTTATTATATCACGACAATCCGTCTTTGAGTGCTCCCCATGTACCGTTGCCTTTTGTCTGAACAACTAACAGTCCTTGTGTTCCTTGAACAGCAACAACAGCAACATATCTTGCTGGACCAGTCAAAGGCCTTCCACCAACAAGGTCTCCGCTAGAATTAATATAAACCTTAGTTCCTGGTGCACCGATACCTGTTGTGTTCATCTGCAAAACTCCAGATACAACAGCAACTCCATCACTTAGTGCAGGAATTCCTGTCTGTATTAAACCAAGTATTGGTGAATCTGGATTATGAGTAGAACTTGATGGATTATATTTTTCTACTGTTGTCTTCATCTGTCCACTATGAGAAACATTTCCTGAAATATACACGGGAGTTCCAGCAGATAGTGATGAACTAGTATTATTTCTTACAGGGGAAGAAACACTAGTCATTCCTAATGGTGGTAAAATATTATTTAAAGCATCAACTAATACCTTGAAATCTCCATGCACATTTACTGGATCTGAAGCAATAGGATACTTCATTGTGGGGTAATTAGATGATGACATAGGCATAATATTTATTATACCACCCTATCTTAGCCAACTAACCACTGCATACCTTGTTCCTTCAACAACTGGAACAACGGAATGGTTGTACACATAGGTTGAAGGAAACACTAAGAGTTCATTTGCTACTGGCTTATATTTTATATCAAACCTTGGAAAGATAACCTCTCCACCCGTATAATCATCATTAAAATAATAGACAGTCGACATTCTTCTATGGTGCATTTGGCTATCGTCTATATGGTCAACCACATTCTGACCTGCACCATATTTTAGAATTCCGTAGCAGTCGTGCCAAGTTGTTGACAGATTGTATTCAGACTTATAGTCTGCCTCTAAATCTTTAAAACCAGACAAGAATGCATTTGAGAGTTCTGCTCTAAACTCATAGTACTCATGTATTGATTCTGTAATGATATGATCTCTATACTCAATATACATTGCATCTGTATCTCTTATCTTCTTGTCTTGCAACTGAACTCCGTCTACAACAGATAGGGCAAGATCCCACTTTTCTAAATTTTTAGATACACCGTTTTCAATTTTTTGAAGAAGTTCTTCATGATTTTCAAGAACATCTGAGTACACAACAATTCCTGGAGCAAGTGTTCTTTTATTAATTACTTTGCTCTTATTCATTTACTTCCTCACCAAATCTTTTAATTATATTTGTACCATCCCAAATATCACCAGCCTCTGCTTTCTGGCCTTCTGGAACATTGATCACGGTTGTTTCACTTTCAAAAATTGCCTGAAGTTGTTCGTCAAGGTATGTTCCAGTATCACCAAACTGAAGAAGAACAATAACGTTATTGCAGATATAAGCATATACGCTTAGTGGGGCATCTTCTATTGTTCCTTCAAATACCTGTCCGCTCATTACTCTAATTTTGCCTATTTCTCCGCCAGAAAATTTTTCACCATCCCATACTGCACCACTCTTAGCAAACGCTTTGTGCTCTGTTACATTTTTTCCAACTATAGGGAATTCACTCTTAATTGCATCTTGAAGCCTTTGCTCTCTTTCAGGAAATGGGATGTTAGGCAATGTTTGCCAAACTTGCCACATATTTTCACTATTTTTTACTATCAAAGCATACATTAGACTTCTCCTTTATTCTATAATTCTACCATACAAAGCGCATAAAATACTAATAAGACAACTATACGCATAAACTTGACTTTTGGCTGAAAATTATGTTATACTTGGTAGTAACACCTACCAGGGTGTTATTGTTTTCTAAGGAGGAAACTATGATTAAATTTATCGAAAGAAACAAAGAGATCATTAGCACACTCAGTATCGTAGCATTAGTAACTGTTTTGTCGAACGGAGCCAATGCTGATTCAGGTCTTGATACTAAGAACAATCTTAGCCTTGAACAGGCTCAGACATCGGAAACCACCTCGAAAGAGGTTTTTTTGGTTTCTAAGGAAAAAATGTTGGAGAGTTTTGCGAACAAGACATCTCTTACAGATTTAGAACTAAAAAAGATGTTATCGCTAGTTGGCTTCAAAGGACAAAACCTTGTTGAGGCTTGGGCTGTAGCAAAGAAAGAGTCAAATGGTCGTCCATTGGCTTTTAACGGAAATGAAAGCACTGGAGACTCATCATATGGAATATTTCAGATTAATATGATTGACTCCCTTGGTCCTGACCGTAGAGACAAGTTTGAGTTGTCCTCAAATGCTGAACTTTTTAACCCAGTATTAAATGCACAGATTGCACACCATATGAGTAACGGTGGAGAAAACTGGACTGCCTGGAAGGGTATGACTCCAAGAACTAAATCATGGATGTCTAAATTTCCTAAATAGTTTTGCTCCAATTTCCTGACATTTTTTCATTAAATGTCCAAAAAGATGCTACGGTATATCTTGTGCTGTTTTCTACCTTAGTTACACCATGAGAATGTTTTGGGTCAGCGGGATGAAAAGCAAACGATCCAGTCTTTGGGACTACCTCTATATTAAAATTAGAGTAGTATGTGTGTCCGCCAATGTAGTTGTCATTTAAATATATTACAGAACCAAAACTGCGATGATCGTGACCTATTGCCTCTGTATCACTCATGTCGTCTGCATGTGGTCCTTGCTCCATTCCCTCAAACCATCGAACAACCTGAATAGAGTCAGAATAAAGAGGATAACCAATACCATACTCTTCTTTTATTTTATTCATAGATCTGTTATTAATATCTAAAAGAATATTTGCAGCATGTTTGTCATGTTTTAAAAATGTAGAATAGTTTGTTATTCTATTATCCCAAAACTTATATCCAGCACCTTCCCATAAGTCTATAGAAACTGCCGAATTAATAAGATATTCGCAATCTTTTTTTGGCAAAAAGTTTTCTATAACTTTTGCACTAAACATTTTTTTCTGATGAATTCTGCTCTTTGATCCAAATATATGTTTTCTTAATTCCTTCTTGCAGCGTCATAGAGTAATCCCATCCTAATTTTTCTCTTACAAGGTCGTTCTGAGAATTTCTTCCTCTAACCCCTAAAGGTCCTGGAATATGCATCTTGCTTAAGGTTTTACCTTCAACGCTACAGGCAATATCAACTAACTGATTTATTGTAACCATTTCCTCAGACCCAATATTAACGGGCCCAGTAAAGTCTGACCTCATAAGTCTTCTTGTTGCCTCTATGCATTCGTCTATATATAAGAATGAGCGGGTTTGTTCTCCGTCCCCCCAAATTTCTATAAAACCATCTGACTGAATAACCTTTCTACATATTGCTGCTGGTGCTTTTTCTTTTCCACCATCCCATGTGCCTTCTGGTCCATAAATATTATGATATCTAGCAATTGCTACTGGAATGTTATTGTTTCTATTAAATGCTAAGAACATTCTCTCACTAAACAGTTTCTCCCAGCCATACTCGCTGTCAGGATCTGCAGGGTATGCATCAGACTCCTTAAGCCCAGGGTTATTAACATCTAACTGCTTATAGTCAGGATACATACATGCAGAACTTGAATAGAATATCTTGGTTTTATTGATATCATACTTTGCGTTTAATCTTGACTGTGCTCTAAGAAGATTAAGATTTATTAGCGCAGAGTTTTCCATAATCTGAGAGTCATTATCTCCAGTAAATATGTAACCAGCACCACCCATGTCTGCTGCAAATTGATACACTTCATCAAAGGATGTTATTAGTCCATACGGTATTTCAGAATAAAAGTTACCAGCGTATCCCTTGAACTGAACAACCTTTTCCATATTTTGATATACTGATAAATCTCTTTCAATAAACTCGTCTGCCTGTGTATCAGAAAAGTCTGGATGCTTTAAATCTACACCACGAACCCAATATCCTTCTGACTTTAATCTCTTTACCATGTGGCTTCCTATAAAACCACCTGCCCCTAACACTAGCGCTGTCTTCATGATATCCTTGACTCCTTCCACTCTCTCCACCACTGTTTCGTAAAACTGTCTTTGTCATTATAGCCATTCCAGGAATATGGGCCATTTTGATCATGCTCTTCTTCCCCGAATATTCTCCATTGTATATCTCTTTTTTGATTTAATCCTCTATGAATATACCCAGTGTATGTGCTTCCTGGGCTTCCAATAAAATCTTTGCTATAGTGCATCACAAGATTATTTAATATACCAAAAGAAACTTCTTCTTTAAACCTAAACTCTCTAAAATCTTTATAAAAATTATTTAAGATATAGTCATCTAATAACAAATAGTTATATGATGATTTTTTTATCAATTCGCTATCTGGCTGGTCGGTACACATCACAATAGGAAGCCTGTTATTTATTTTATTAATACCAGAGTCTAGAATGTTATTATCTGGATCAAACATTTTTTTATGGTCTGTAAGTCTAAAATGTGCCCCATTAAAATCTCCTATAGATAGTGCTATTTTTTCTGCAAGTTCGTAATATTCTGGTTTAAACCTTACAGAAGATAGACTCTTATCTAAAGACGAATCACGATCAAAAAAGAATCTGCTGTAGTACCCAAGCGTCTTTTTTAAATGAATATTGTTGTAGTCGTTTAAAAAAAGCCTTTTTCTTCCTTCAGAAAAATTTTCTTCTTCTTTTGTATAATCGTGTGATGGTACCGAATAGTAAAACATCATATTGTCTATTCGCAAATCTTCATAAGTAAAATTGCTTATAGCATCATCTATAAATATATTACAATCTTTATTCTCCCAGTCTAACAAATCTGATATATTAGGAAAAACATTTGAATCAATTAAATGACTTCTACTGTTGTATTTATAGTTTGCAGAGTATATCGCAACTCTTGCATTATTATATTCTGGGTTTGGGGGATTGTTTATATTATGAAAAACTAATGGCTTTTGAGATCTATTAGACAGACCAACAGCAAGTTCCAAACTTGTTATCTGATTGAACAAACCACAAGGCTGATACAGTTGGTAAAAGATGCTGCCCATTGTTACATGCTCTGAGTGTTTTCATTTTTTACAGCACGAATTGTATTGTATAGGTACTGAGGACCTTCTTTAAAAAACCAATGGTCTGGTTCTACATAAAAGAAAAATGCATTAGCAACAAGGTTTGTTTCTGGATTTGGAAACTCTTCTCTCCAGTGCTCTTGATCATTTCCATATGATATAACTGCATCATTTTCTTCAGGCTGAAACTTTTGACCTTCAACATAAAAGTCCCACGGAGTTTTATGAAAAATTGTATAGTTAATATGATATGTACATGCGTTGTCGTCTTTATGCTTCCAAAGCCTTGCTTTTTCACCTTCATACACACTTATTAAACACCAAGATGGTAGAAGTGTCTGTGATTGAAATTCTTCCTTTGCTAAAGGCAAAAGCATTTCATGAAATTTTCTAAGTGGTTCTGTATTTTCTTTATGTGTTCCGTCCCATATTGCCCACTGATGTCTTCCAAATCCTTCGTCAAAAGTTGTTTTGTCTGTTGCCCATAAATTCATGGCTAAACTTTGTAACTCTTTATGTTCTTTTTCTGGAAATACATTTTTTAACAAATATGGAGACTTCATATTACCACTTCCCTAATGGGCACTCTGCTAACTTCATCTTACTTTTTACAGCCATAAAGCATCCACACTTTTTGCACTGTTTTGTTAATTTAATTAACTCTGGACATGCCTGGCAAATGCTATATCTCTCTTCTGCTAAAGAATCATCTACCCATTCAGTGCTGCCACTAAAAATATCACTTGGCTTAACCTGAGAGTTTTTGTTGTTTTCAATTATTTCTTTTATTTTATCTATTCTGCTGGTCATTCTTTAATTATACACCATATAGAACTTATTTCAAACTACTGCGCTCCAGGAACTGTAAAGTATGGGAAGTAAGGAGATGTTACAGGAGCCATTACAGGGGCTGCAACTGGTGCTGCTACTGGGGCTGCAACTGGTGCTGCTACTGGTGCAAAGTATGGGAAGTATGGTGGTGCAACAGGTGCTGCTACTGGTGCAAAGTATGGGAAGTATGGTGGTACTGGAGTAAATGATGGGAAGAATGGGAATGATGGAGGTGTGCTCCATGGTGTTGAAGAACATTCACCAAATGTTGGTGACCAATAGTATCCACATGCCTGACATGATCCCTGACTTAGTAATGATGGATCAGAACAAACTGGTGCTACAGGTGTAGGTGCAACTGGCACTGGAGTTGGAGCGACAGGTGTAGGTGCTACTGGCACTGGAGTTGGAGCGACAGGTGTAGGTGCAACTGGCACTGGAGTTGGAGCGACAGGTGTAGGTGTAGGTGCTACAGGAGTTGGTGTGTCCCAAGGTGTTGTAGAACATTCTCCAAATGTAGTACTGTAGTAGTATCCACATGCCTGACATTGTGACTGATTTAGCAAGTATGGCTCAGCGCATACTGGCGCAACTGGTGTCACTGGAGTTGGAGCAACTGGAGTAGGTGTAGGTGCTACTGGAGTTGGTGTAGGTGCTACTGGTGTTGGTGCTACTGGAGTAGGTGCTACAGGTGTAGGACCTACGCTAATACACTCACCAAATTCTGGGCTCCACACTAATCCGCATGCCTCGCATTGTGACTGAGGAATTAAACTCCAGTCTGGGTTACATGGAGCAGTTGGAGCAGTTGGGGTAACTGGAGCAGTTGGTGTAACAGGTGTAGGAGTTGGTGTAGGAGTTGGTGTTGGTCCTACGCTAATACATTCTCCAAATTCTGGTGACCACACTAATCCACATGCTTCACATTGTGACTGAGGAATTAAACTCCAGTCTGGGTTACATGGAGCAGTTGGAGCAGTTGGTGTTACTGGTGTAGGGGTTGGTGTTGGTGTTGGAACTGTTGCACATGGAGATGTTCCAGATCCTCCAGAACCACCGCAAGAACTTACATTAGTTGCAATACATTCGCCAAAACTTACAAATGTGGCAGAAGTACAGTCAACCCAATTTCCACTTCCTACTGGACACTCTTGTCTTGTCTTGGTGTAGTTTCCAACATAGGAGTCTTCTCCATTACATGTTGGCTGTGTAAAGTTGTACTCAACGCATGATCCACATGGAGCGGTTGGCGCTGTTGGTGTAACTGGTGCAGTTGGTGTAACTGGTGCAACTGGTGTAACTGGTGCAACTGGTGTTGGTCCAACAGGAACAAAGTATGGGAAATAAGGTGGTGTAACGGGTGCTACTGGAGTTGGAGCAACTGGAGTAGGTGTAGGAGCAACAGGAGTAGGTGCTACAGGTGTTGGTGTAGGAGCAACAGGTGTAGGAGTAGAGGCTCCCTCATATATATCACCATAAGCAATCCAAGAATTTTCTGCAACCTTTAACAAAGTTACTTGACCATATTGTGTATCAATAAATAGTTGTGAATTTTTGCTATTAATTGTAACGCCTGATGCTGGAACAAATGTTGTTACTCCTGAACCAATTTCAATAACATTATATTTATATCCTACTGGAATTGCTACAGAAGAATTTAAAGGTATAGTTAGGTTCATTGTTGATGATGTATTAAGAAGAATAGTTTTGCTAACATCTTCTAAATCTAAAACAAAACTACTTGTTTTTGTAATTACTGTATTTTGATTTGCAATTGCTGCCTCAACATCAAGTGCTTGGTTGTCTTGGTTCCAGTCAAGGCCAGTTCCAGCAAGTTGAGGATAGTTTCCTGTCGCTCCATCAAGTGCTGAAGAAATTGCTAGGTTAACATAAGATTGTGTTGCAAGGTTTGCTGTATTTGCGATGCCGTGTACGTTTGTAGTTGCAGCATTATGTGCTGTAATAGCAGCATTTCTATTTACTACCTCTGCAGCATCTGCATCAACAAGTGTTTGAAGGTGCTTTGCCATAGATGGAACTGGAAGAATTGCTGGATTTGTATTTGCACCATCGTATTCATAAGTTCCGTAGTGATAAAGTCTTAGCGCTGCCTGAATATCTGCTGCATCTGAAAGACCTGGGATTTTTGTGTTGAAGAGTCCCGTACCATTGACGGTATTATCAATATTCTCTTCTGCCACTATAAATCACCCTTTTTCATTATACCACCGTAATAAATAGGTGGACGTTTTTAGTACCCGTTATAGGGACCCATGTCGTTCCATCATATTCTACACCCTTTATTTCAAGTGGTAGTGCTAAAAAGCCTGGTCCATCTGTTAATTCTTTTACAACCAACGTTGTAGCCAACGGACCGCCAGAGTCTGGTGATGATATCGAATACTGCACATTAAAGTTTGAAGAATCTACTGTACTATTTTCCTGAAATAGATAAATGTCTGTCACATTAATTGGAGGAATCGTAAGTTTTCCATTTGCAGCAGTTACTGTTTTAATAGAAGAATAAAAATCTGTTTTTAGGCTAACCACTGGTGTCCACTGTAGTCCTTCTGGCGTTGCAACTAACTGAAATAGAGTTTTGAATGTTGTTGAGTTTGGGTTTACATCTACCGCAATGTCAAGGGCTTGAACATCTTGAACTATGTACGATCTAACAGTTGCATCTCTTGGATCTCCAAGAGTTCCTATAATTATACTTCCACGGTCTCCCTGTGGTCCTACATCTAAATCAAGACTGATTGTTTCTGGTCCACCAAAAACAGTTAAGTCATCGTTAGATAAAAGTATATCTGCCATTTTTAAGCCCCTGTCGCAGGGAACACAGCAGTGATTACTCCTGATTTAAGAGGGTTGGCTGAAGATGTTGCGCCTTGTACTTGGAAGAAGTTTGCTGTAATTGAATTCTTATTATATCCATAAAGATCTAAAGTAATTGTTGCTGTATAAACAGTTTCTGGAGAAAACTTTCCATCATTTGTCAAAACACCAGACCATGCAACTGTTCCCTTGTATCCGTTCAAAGCAGTAAATCCTGTAATAGGAGTGTTTCCTTTAACTGGTGCAGCAACTCCACCAACTGATGCAACTGGTTCTGAATAAAGTGTTGTAGACGTAGCGCCTGTAACCTGATCTGTAATTGTAATCTTTCCAGTAAGCAAAGTTTGAATAATATCATACTGACCACTACCTGCTGCTCCAGAAGGCTTTCTTACTTCAACGTCATAAACATACTCTGTACCAGCAATAAGAGCCTCTCCTTCTGCTGGCCTAATTGCACACTGAACAAAAGTGTTATCGTCTGAAACTCTGGCAAAACACTTTATTGGCGTAACCTCTATATTTGTTGTAACTCCATTCACAACAGTATATCGACCTCTGACTGGAGCAATTGTAAATTGAGCACTATCGTATGGGGCATATGAATCAGTCACATCATCTGGATTATTTGCAAAGTTTGAAGGTATGTAAAATGCGCTTAAATCAAAGACAGTTCCATCGTTCTTTTTCGGGTAGATACGAAATTCAAAGGTATCACCCTTATAGTAGTTAAAGTCATAAATTGCTGGAAATGCCATGGTTTTATTATACCACGCTGACGTACACAGAATTGAAAATTACAGAAGCATCAAAGTCTGTTCTGATTTGAGGAACTGCACCATTGCCCCACATAGCCTTGTCTTCGATAAATATGTTTTGGGTCACTGAAAGGTTGTATACATTCTGGTACTTTAAAGACCCTACAAACTGCACAAACTCCTGATCCTTACTTGCAAAATATGTCCTTAGCCAAACCTCAGTATTAGCCGTATAGGTAGTTAGTTCAAAGTTGTATGTTACGAATACTTGGGAGCCTTCTTTGATACCGTGAAAGTTAAGGGCTCTTTGATGACTATTCCAAAGGCTAGTACAACCTTTAGGAAGGTATGTCTCATTTTGTGATTTGTCCTTTGTGTCTAACAAAAGTGTTACCCAGCCATCGTCTCCTTGAGAGATTCCAAGTTTTGTTGGTTTGTCAATAGTATTTGTATACGAAGCCCATCCTGCTTGCTGTCCTGAAGAGGATACAGAACTTGCTCCATCTTTACCTGCTGGACCTTTTTCTCCTTTTGGACCTGGCTTTCCTTCTGGACCCTGTGGCCCATCTTTTCCATCTCTACCGTCTCTACCTGCGGGTCCTTGTGGTCCTACTGGGCCAGGGACTGGAAGAAATGAAAGAGCATTATCTACAGCAGGAGATGCTTGACTTTGTTCTACTTGTGCAGCATATGAAGATTTTTTTGCACTTGGAAAATCCATAGATTTAGAAACAGCCATGGTGCTATTATCTCACTATATTATGGTTGAATGTTTACATCAATAGATGTAATAATTCCATTTACAATATTAAAAGTTTGATTTCCAATAGTAAAAGATGAGTTAACTCCCGTTGGTAAATCTCCAAGTGTTGCTACAACTTTGTCTGCATCAGAATAGCCAGATGTTCTTGCGCTATTAATTATTGCACCACTATATGTGTTGATATTTACTGAAGAAGGAACGGCATTTGAAGTAATGGTAACTTCAGGCGCTGCAATAGTTACTGCTCCAGAAGAAGCCTGTAGATATATGTCTGCATCATTAGCCTGTAAAGCAAGATCATTATCTCCTGAATTTATAAGTCCCAAAACTTTAAGGCCACCAAAATTAGTAGGTCCATACAAAGTTCCATCTTCGGCAAACACATCAGTTCCTGGTTCACCCTTTTCTGCAACTAAAAGCCAACCATTTGTTGGTGGGGCGTATGATGAAAATTGTCCATTAGGATGATAATAGGTAGATCCTTCAAATTCAACTAAAGATCCAGGAGCATAATCAATTCCATTTACCCATGGACCAGTAAAGTTCCAAAGTGCGTCTGCACCATTTGTACCATCTGCACCTTTAGGAATCCAAACTTCCCATTGTGCAGTGTTTCCAACTGGATCTCCAAGTTGTCCACTTGATTTAGCAAGATAGAGTTGTCCGTCTGACCCTCTAACTACTGCAATGTCTGGTACATAACCAGAAGATGGATTATAGTTTCCTAAATAATAAATTCCAAAGTCTGTGCCATTGGTTCCGTTAGTTCCATTTGCACCTGGTTGTCCATCTGCACCCTTTGATGCAATTAAATCAAACTTAGTAGTATTGGTTGGAAGTGTTCCAGCAGTTGTTACTGACTTTGTATAATAAAGTTGTCCTTGGTAAGTTACTAAATCTCCAACTGCATAGGCAGCATTTGGTTGCCATGCACCTTGATATGACCATAGAGCAGGTGTTCCTGGCAAACCATTTTGACCTGCTGGTCCTTGCTGACCTTGTGGTCCTGGAGCACCTTCGTCTCCCTTGTCTCCAACTGCGCCTGGCATTGGAACAATCTTAATAACTGCCATTATAGTGTACCCCCTGGTGTGATGTCGCCTAATACATGTATGGTTCCAATTACAGGAGTCCAAACTGTGTCTTCTATTAATTCTGGAATTGTTACCTGGACATCAAATGGTAGTTGAGCCACGATTGATGAGTATTTAGATCCCCAATTTTTTGTAACTGATGGGTATGCTGTAATATCTACAAATCCCTCACCAGGCTCACATTCAAGGGCATCTAAAACATTTCCAGATTGATCATAAGCGGTTGCTCTAAAAATCCAGCCAGAAGTATCATAAAAATCTACTTCATTATCTTCTAAGAACTCAACCCTAAGAGTTGCGGTATCTCCTCTAACAACGCTCCATTGCATACTGACTGGATCAGCACCAAATGTGAGTGAAGAGTGAATAGGCATACTGTGATTATACCATAAAAATTGACTAATACCAAGGTTGGTGGGTATAGGACAAACCAAGGTATTAGCCAATAATAAATTATACCATAAAGGACAAAACGGACATGATATTTAAAGTTATCAAATCGTTATAATTAGGAATGTCCGATTTGTTACCATAAGTCTATTTTAGCCAGATTAGGGATAGTGTATACTTTAAATATATAAGAAAAAAGAACTATCTTTATAGTTTTAAAAACTATCTTTATATATAGTATATAGGAAAATTATTCTTTATCAACTTTAGCAATATGCTTAATCAAAATCTGATACATTTCGTCAAGTTTCTTTTCTTGGCGTTCTCTGGATCGTTGTGAATCAATCCTTTGTTCGTCTAGTGCATATTCAAGTCTATTAACCTGGTCTTTTAGCGATGAGCCTGAATTCGGCTTAAGTTCGCTGAGATAATGTTTTACTAGCCACTTGATTGCAAGTCCTAAAGATGATACAATTGTAAGTATCGCTACGATTAGGGAAGCCCAGTCTTGGATTGTCATAACTAGATTATTATAAGGGGTATTTTAATAAAATGAAAACAGACATACTTGACACGTTGGAGTATTCCAAAAATTTGATTATATCTCCTGACATGGATGGTTTTATGTCCGCAAAATTACTAGAGCGTTTTAACGGTTCGAAAATAGTTGGTTCGTATGATAAAAATATTTTATGTCTCGCCGACGGGATCAATCCAGAAGAATGCTTGTTCGTCGATTGCGATATGAATCGTCAAGAGTATGTATCTCTCGGCAACCATATGCGACTCTTAGAAGATAATATGTCAGTCGAGTCGTTTAATCCGAATGTGCACTTCGGCGTTTCGACATATAGCGACAAGTTTCCTTTCGCAACCGCTTTTTTGATTTCGTTCGCAATAGAGGCTGACCTATCCGAACAAGACCTTATACGCATGGCTTTCGCTGACTCAACTCTCAAGAACATGGAGAAATACAGCGATAACATGCGAAACTGGTCTACACGGATGGAACATCCTGCAACAAGGTACATAATAGACAATTCGGACATTGCAAGAAGAAATGATGCACAAGCAAGGTTTGATTATGTTGATCAAGCATTTGTTTCTAAAAGATATGGCAAGACACGTTACATAGATACCCTTAATAATGCCCTACAAGGCCAGGAGATGAAGTTTGAGCCACTAGTCCAGGGTATGAAGTATGTATGCGACAAAGTTGGCATAGAAACGCTAATACGGTATAATAGAGATATCATATCTTATGCAGAAATATTCACAGGAGAATATTCTGTTACTTACGATCAAGAAAAGGAATGGACATGACAAAAGACGAAGTACTAAAGATCATGCTAGATAGCATCAACGAAGATAACCGAACATTGTGTCTTCATAATGGAATGACTGAAGAAGAAGCAGAAAAGCAAATTGAGGCCAGCCAGCCAAGTTTGGTTTTTATCTTCGGAAACATCTATGACAAGTTAAATGCAGCAGGTGCACTTGCCTAAATATTACTACAAGCCAATTCTTGAAAAAATTCAAGAGGCTTATTTAGAAAACGCCAAAGTAGAGTACAAGCCAGGAGTTGACGTGGAGTCTGCTGTGAGTCTTATTGTTGAAGCAAATTCAGAAGAGATTGCACAGCAGGTTTGTTATGGGTTTGTTGATGTGAGAATGTGGGAATTATCTAAAACCGAAGACTAGGGTCTTCCTAAGTCGTCCCAAAAAATTTCTCTACCCATATTGTCAGTTATTGTCATAGGTGTAGATTCGGTTTCTGATTTACAACTGCAATTCTCGCATACCGTTTCTGAAAAAATTTTTGTAGCCAGGTTTTCTGGTGCTTTAGGTTCTTCTTGGAAATCAATATCCCAAGCGTTTTCGAAGTTTTCTAATATGCCCATCTTTGTCCTTTACTTGTATCTGTTAATTCGAGAGATATGTACTCATTATAACATTGCGTTACAATATCCAAATCTGATGTCTGAATAAGGTTATCTAGAAAAACCCTGTCTTCTGATTTCTCTCTAGGCATATGTCCATCATGACTTGACATAAGGGTTTCTATGATTGTTATACCGTCTTTGTCTACCCTGGTTTTTTGTGTGTTGTTCATTTGATGTCTGATGTAGTCAATAATCTGGCTATCGTTCAAACCATGGTTTTCGTTTATCTTTAAATTAAAAAATAGAGCGATATCTTTAATTGCCGATAATGGGCTATTCATCATATTTTCTGATTTGCCAATGTATAGGTTGGATGCGTTTTTCTTTGCTTCTTTAATTGCGTGTAAGTATTCTTTAGCGCAAACCTGTATATTGTTCTTTAAATCGCCAATGTCGTTATGATTAATTCCTATTCCACAGTCTACCCTGGATTTTACTACCGTTGATGGAATTGACTCGTATGGGTTTCTGAAGAATACCGCTTGCTTTTGAGACTTATCTGAATATTTTTCTGTTTCGAGACATTTGGTTACTGGACCACCAATGAACATAGAAAATAGAAGAGTCAGGAATACATTACCTGATCTTGGTGGTGAGTTAAATAGGAATAGGTCGCTCATCAAACAATGAGTTATTCTACTGGTGGCTTTGAACTGTGTGCTACCTTGCAAGTGCATGCTGCACAGCACATATCGCCTTCGTAGCCGTAGTCGTCTAATTCTTCAGTCATGAATCCATTATAGCATAATTCTGAAAAATTTTATAAAACCCAAATAGCCTAAAATCTGAATATTTTGTCCAGATGTATGATACATGCTATACAAAAAACACACACAAAATAATAGTGCGCCCATAATGATGATGATTTTTCTATGATCTAAAACCTCAAACCCTAACTAACAAGGTCTGCCTAAGTATTGGATACTAGTGCCATGGTTTAGTTTGACACTAGTACCCGCTAATTATCTTAACACTTGCAAGGGTCTATGCGGGTCTCTTTCTCACTAAAAATGATGATACCTGTATCCCCGCAAAACTCGCAGGTGTGTGCATACATTGCGTTCACTATGCGACCTCTTTCTCTTTTAGTATTCCTAGAATTAACTCTAGTTGTTGTGTTGTTAGTAGGGCTGTTGCACAACCCCATGACCATGCAAGAGATTGCTCACCATAGTGTGTCTTAGCAAGAGAGTTAATCTCTGCAATTACTTCATTGTTACTTATCATTTAGTTACCTCCAATAACAAAAGCGGTGATGATTGCTATTGCAACACCAACAAAGGCACCGATTGGTCCCATGTAATCGTATTCATCTAATAAATCAATCATGTATGTAAAAGGGTTCATTAGTTTTCTTCTTTCTCTAAAAGGTATTGGTTATTTAGGGGGCGAGAGTGACTAGCAAACATAGCCTCAATCTTAGCCTTATTAGCCTCACGCTGTTTAGCGTATTGGGCTTGCTGGTATTCTCTGTATTCTTCTAGTGTCATTTATTTGACCTTTCTTTAGTTTCTATACCTAGTATCCTATCATAGGGTACTGACAAATTAGCCTGTTTTTCGGGTGTGTCGCATGTGATGTGTACCACATGGATTAGCCTGTTATTTAATTGTTATAGGAGTATCCTATCACATACCCTGCTAAAAGTCAAGTATCTACACGGCGTGTCGCATGTGATTTACATCACAAAAAAACGCACGTGCCGATTTTGTCAAGTCGACACACCGATAATACTAGTAATGTTACGTAATTGTTATAATTCCCCTAAGAAATGTGACTTACATCTCATGTGAGGTACATCACAATGTCCGTTTTACCCTATTTATACCCCTCAATTTGTCAGACCCCCCTGCTACACTTACAGTATAAAGAAAAACAAGGGTAAAGAAATCCCTTAAAGAAAGGTAGGTCAAAATGACTACACTAAACACACTATGTAAAGAACATAGCCCTATGAAATCTGCTATCTCCGAAATCGGTGATGAGCAATTTACCTTCTGCCAAAATTGTGAGCAGAACATTGAGCGTTGGTATAACGATACCGACCCTGAGCGTTTGCCTATGTGGACAGATTGGTATGTATCTAAATGAATAACGCTAATCAATTTATAGACACTATGCAATTCATAGACGAGCAAGGTCTATGCGCTATGGATAACATTTGCTCTTTTTGTATTGTTCTCATGGACGGCTGGGATAGATTTTGCCCTCGTTGTAAGGACTACAAGGGAGTAATTGCTCTCCCTGATTTTATCAATACCTATGGAAAGGAAGGACTTAGAAAATGAGTACCTTTGTAAATCTCCCCTCAGTATGCGGGGCTACATCAGCAAGCGTTGATGTCTATGACTTAGACCTTAACCCTCATGGGGTTATCTGTTGTGACAATTGCAAATCAATTGTGTTATGCCGTAAGGCTTGGGATTTTCTATACAAGAAAGGAGAATAACTAAATGGCTATTTTTAATTTTGAGTTATTCGTTGATGTCGAAGCAGATGATTTTGAGTCTGCCTATTCATGGCTAAAGGCTATGCCCCTTGAGAGACAATTAGACTTTCATGTCATTGACTATCGAGAGGTTGAGGTTGAGTAATGAAAACACTTCAAGAAAAACTTGATGCAGTTGCGTTAGAGTTAGAACCAATACTTTGGGATTTACTAAATGAAATTGAGGAAAATAAATGAGTAACTTTTTTATAAGTGGAAACGCATTGTTTTGGTTTTCTTTTATTTGTTTATTTTATGGACTTTACTCTTTTGTAAAAGAATAAAATAAAAAAAAGATCGCAAACTAAAACTTGCGATTTTTTGCACGTGGCGTTTTCCACAGGGTGTGGATAACTAATGTGTTTAAGGTCACACAATTATTTCCCCTATTTACGGCGTGTCGATTTGCTTTTTTGACATTTCTTTGCTATACTTCTAGGTATAACAATTAAATAATGACTAATTAAGCAATGAGCCTTAGCAAATAAATGTGACGAGTATCACAGTGAGCCTAAGCAAATAAGTGCCCAATTTGTCAGCCCCCCATGATAGGATAGTCTTATCAATTAAACGAAAGGTAGTCAATAAATGACATACACTATAACACTAGAAACCTTTTCAGGTTCTACCAAAAAAATCAGCCTCGCTTCTCGTGGTGCGGTTGCTCAATTTATCTCAACCTATCCAACACAATTACCTGTTGGCGTATCTGTTAAAGTCGCTTGCGACTCTCTTGGAATTAGTGGCACACTTCGTGGCACTCGTACACTTACTAACTCAAACTAAGAATAGGAAAACTAATAATGGTAAAAGTAAATCACTCTCTAAACTTCGTTACAGAATTTGACGAAACTCATCCAGTTTCACAAAGATTTTTGCAATTAGATGAATTGTCACAAATCGCAATGCTCGAAAGTCTACTTAAAGAATTGTTGGTCCCTGCTATCACTCCAGTGATTGAGGACATCAACAAGGGTGGGTCCTACGCAATTCTAAAGGTGGTCCAGTAATGATGACTCGTAAAGACTATGTAGAAACTGCAAAAATTCTAAATAAATTTGCAGACACAATCGACTCACACACTTTTCAAGATTTAATTTTTGAATTTAGTGAATGGTTTGCTTCTGACAATCCAAGATTTGATGAAAATAAATTTTGGGACGCTTGCGTTAAAGAAATGGAAATGGCGTAATGAAAAAACTAATAGCACTTATTCTAATTTCTTTACTTATTCCTATTCCGTCTGCTAGTGCAGACAATGATATTCCTAGTACTTTTGTAAAAATAGTAAGTGGTAATGATATAGAGTTAGCACCAGCATGGCAAAAATACAGTGGGTGGGATTCAAGAGCAGACTATACAAAAGTTTCTTTAGGTGTCTCTATATGTAGGTCAGGAAATATTGGTTGGATGACAATATGTGCAGTTGATGCAAGGAAAGCAACTTTTTCTATAGTAGACAATGACGGAAGAAAAGTTACTATTTTTGACCAAAATTTTTATTCTTATGGCCATGGATTAGATTTGCTTTTAGTAAAAAACATAAATCTAGATATACTTCCATCTGCTAAATTAGTCTTACCACTAAAACTTAAAGCAGAGTTTGAATTTGTACACACTTCTCCAATAACTCTACAAACATTTTACTATCCACTAAATGTTAAACTAAATAAGGTTGATACTGCGGAAGCAGATGCAAAAGCCAAAGCAGAAGCAGATAGATTAGCAGCAGAAAAAGCGATTGCAGATGCAAAAGCCAAAGCAGAAGCAGAGGCCAAAGCAAAAGCCGAAGCAGAACTAAAGGCTAAGCAAGAAGCAGAGGCTAAAGCAAAGGCTGATGCAGAAGC